AGTCAAGAACGCCAGCCATTCCAAGAGCAGAAGCCACATCAGCAGAGCAGATGAGGATGTTGCCCTTCCCGCGACGAGTTTGCTGCCCGATAGCGTTGGAGTCTCTTTCTATCTGGAAAAGAAGTCCTTTGAACTTCTCAACTGACCATCTACCGTTGGAGTCAACGTCAAGGTCAAAGATACCAGCGTCAGCAACGTTATTTTGTGCACCTTCTACAGCGTTAACGTAGATTGTACGAACAACTTCACGGTTGATTTCAGCAAGGATCTCAGTAGAGAGAATGTTTGCCAACTCTTGCTCGGCATCAAGACCATGAATCGCTTTCAAGTCTTGAGCAAGCTCGATACTGTACTCAGCTTTTAGAGCACGTGACTTAGCAGTAACAGTCACCTTCTCGATGGAGAATCCCATCTCACGGAAGGCCGTGTTAGCACTACTGTCATCTAATGCTTCAGCAGTAGCTGTTGCCATTGCTTGAGCATCGCCTGTTACCTCGTAGGTTCCAGCAGAACTGTCGTTAAGAACAGCAGGGTTAGCACCTTCTGCGTCGTTAACAGCACTGGATGATGCAGTTGGGTCATACTTAGCAAGACCTGTTCCTGGACCACCTGAGAAACCTGCGTTAGGCTCGTTGAAGAATGCTTCTCTGAAGTCGGAAGAAGCAGGACTTCTCTCGTCTCCGTAAGCAGTTCTCATTGCGAAGATAAGTCCTGTTGGACCTGTCATTGGTTGAACGCCAGCAATATCATAGGCGATCAACATAGGCATTGAACGACGGATCAATGAGATCAGTACGGGGTCGAAACCAGCAACTGGACCAGTTGCGGTTGCTCCAGCACCATATCCACCTGTGCCTACAGTTTGAAGGGTCTCATTTAAAATTTGACCTTCTTCGGTTAATGCTTTTTCTTGGTTTTCCAAGAGTTGTGCAACAACTCCTTTCTTATATGAATCTTCAATCTCTGGAAGAGCGTCGTGATTCAGAACGGGTGCCCACTTCTCTTGGAGTTGCTTAATGTCAGCCATTTTTCTCCTTAAAAGTAGTTAGTTTTAATAAATTATTTGTCAGACCAACGAGATAATGCCTCTACGTACTTGTTCATAGGGCCACTTACATTGGACTCTTCTACCAAAGGTGCAGATGCTTCTTCGGTGGGTTCTGTTGCAGATCCTGCAACTTCAGCCTTCCTAGTGAAGTATGATTCCTTGATAGTTTCGACTTTAGTTTTAAAGTCTTCTTCAGTTTCAAACTCAACACCCTCTGCAAGTTTAACTAGCTTCTCCTTTTCAGTTTCTGCTAATCCAACTGCACACTCGTTCACGATCTCCATTTTTCTAAATTCACCAATGCGCTTGTTAAGGTCAACATTAGTGTCGATTTGTTCGTTGAGCTTCTTCTCCATATCATCTAGCTCTTCAGCCATGCCGTCAAGCAGGTTGAATTTCTCTTCAGGAACGGTAAAGTTATGTTCCACAAAAAGATTCTTTATGCCTTCAAAGAATGACTCAGCCATCTCAGTCTTGATACCGTGCTCAATCTGGAGTTCGTTTTCTTGCATCCAAGATTCAGCAGCATAAGATAGATAGTCATCAACTTTTTCAGCTAATTCTGTTTTAACCTTTTCGATCTCCTCAGTAAGAGCAGCCTCGAAAGATTCTTGCATTACCTTAAGCTCGTCATTAACACGAGAGGTAACTGCAGCCTCGAAGATTGTCTTCGCTTTAGATCTGAACTCTTCATTCAGTTCTTCACCAGCGACAAGAGCGTTAACATCCTCAGTAAAGTCGTATTCGGTTTGAGGGGTCTCTTCTTGGATTGTTTCCTCGTTTTCGTTTTGTACGTCATCGAAAATCTTTCCTGATAGAGATGCACCAACATTGGCAGATGAAGCGTCCGACGGCTTAGTCTTAATAGACTTATCTCCTTCTACAGAGGTAGATCCAGCGGCTGATGCTCCCAGGTTCTTAGTTCCCTTGGCACCTTCGCTTGACTTACTATCAGATCCACCGATAGCATCAAACTTTCCTTGTGAAGTGTCGATTTTTTCTCCTGCTGTTGCGCCCTTTTTAATAGCGGTAACACCAGTAGCTGCGTCTTCGCTCACTTGCTCCATGTTATCTAGCTCTTTGTTAGAGGTGTCAGACATTTGTTTTAACTCCGAATACTGTGCTTTTGTCTACGATTATTTATAAATTACAAACTTCTCAAAAACTTATCGAACGCGGCAACTTTGCGTTCTTGTATATTTATGAGTGTTGCTTGATCAATTTCATGCTTAATTTCCGCTATTGCAGACTCTTTAAGCACTCCATTATCCCAAATCCATTCCTTACCTTCCATGATTCCATCAACGAATGCGTCAGGTGCAGATGGATCTGCTACTATATCAGCAGCAGTTGCAAGCATAAAGTCATCTTGAACGACATTTACGCCCTCTACTTTCTGAAGGGAACCCATACCTCTGGATGAAACACCCAGTTGTACTCCTTCATCTAATAGATTCTTAGCAATATTTCCCATAGGTGTGTCAAGTATCTTGGCACGTCCTATAAAATTATTACCTTCTCCTTTTAACGAAAGTATCTTATGTGATACACGATCTAAATTAATAGATGGTCCGTCTGGATGACCAAGTTCTCCAAGAGCACGACCTTTATTGATAGTGCTTTCTTCATACTTAGCAACCTCACGTTCTAGAGTTTTGAATGGATACTTACGACCATTCTTATTCTCTATTTCTGCTTGGAGAAAGACACCTTCAATGAAGTGTGACCTTTTACCGTCCTTTTCCTCAGATAGGAATTTTACCTGAGTTATTTCTTCAGCTATTAGTCTCATCTTCTTCTGGTTCCTCCTCTACAGTGGGTTCATCGGTGGGTTGTTGTTCAAGTTCTGCTTCAGGAACTTCATCTTCCACGGAACTTGGAGTTCCTGGTGCCTCCTCTTCTGGAGGTGGTTCATGAGGCATTCTTTGAGCAGCAGGTTCAACTTTTGGTTCACCCTCTTCGCCATCAGCGACGAGTTTGTCCTCCAGTTCATCAGCAGCCGCTTGAGCAGTTTGATCTAAATCAAAACCCATACGTGCTGCAAATTCAGCTTTCTTTTGCTGAATTAAATCATATGTAGTCGCAGCTAATGCGTCATTAGTAGCATCAATAGCACGAGATTTCTCGTCACTAAAGATGTGATCTACGATTCCATTGGCTATTTCACTTGGCATAATAATCCCACTTTTACTTATTTATTTATTAAAATTCTCCTCTGCGTTGATCTGCGGAGGGCATTGTCCTTGATTGATCAGGTGTTGGTGCCATTCCTGGTGCCAATTGACCGTTACCACCAAGCATAGGATCTTGCATTGCTTCAAGTTCCGCAGCTGGGTCAGCGATCAATCCTTCTTCCATCTCTGACTCAATTTGTTTATCTATCTCCTTGATCTCAGGATCCTGTTGTTTCAAGACCTGACGACGGATGTAATCGATAGAGAAGTACTTACCAACGTAAGGATCCATAGCATTAACTACGTTCAATCTTTCGTTGCGTATCTCAATCTCTTTGAGTTCAGTGAAGTAGTTATCAGCGATATAATCAAACTGAATATGCTCCTTCATATCTTCCCAGTCTTCCAAGGTAACAATACCTTTTAGAACTAACTGGGTCTTCAAGAGATCACCGAATAATTCTGAGAAACGCTTACGTAGTCTTGCAACAAACTTCTGGAATTTAACTTCATCTCTTGTGATTTCAGCAGCACGACCAATGTTAAATGTAGTCTCTGTCTCTAATCTTGAGGAAGGAACATTTAATGCTTTGTATAATTTCTTCTGGAAGTATTTGACATCCTCAAGTTCTCCAAGATTTTGTCCACCTGGGAGCGTAGAGATTTCAGT